CCAAGGTCAGACGGTTTTTTAACCATGATAGACCACTGGTTTACCCATGCAAAAAAGTCACGTTCAGCGTGAGGCTTTAGGTAGAACTTCTCGCCAATGTTGCGATTATTGCTATCTGCCGCGTTTAGCGTTGGCTACGGCGCTTTGTAGGTAGTCGTGTCGATCTACTGTGCCGGGTCGTCTAGCTGCTTTTCCTACGTGTTTTGAATAGTTGGTTTGTGCCATTTTTATCTTTGTTGAGTTGAAAACCCGCTTGCTAGGCGGGTTATGCATCTTAATCCATTAAGTCGGGTTCAGCTTCAAAAAGTGCGTTTTGTTTGAATGTATTTTCACTTTCAAACCGTTTAGACGCTAGTGACAAATTGATCTTTGCTTGCTTGAAGTAGCTGTCTTTAAGCTCGATTCCAATGGCTTTACGGCCCATAGATACTGGGCTAAACACTTCGGATCCAACGCCCATGAATGGCGTCAAAACAACCTCTCCTTCGTTGCTGTAAAGCTCCACCAGACGGTCGATAACGTCAAGCTGCAACGGGTGAACGTGTTTCTCGTCGTCTTCCTCGCGTCCGTCACGGAATGGCAAAACGTTGTCGATGCGAATGTCATCCCATACGCTTGAAGCATAACGTTGCCAAATGTAGTGTGATAGCTTATTGCTTTTCGGGTTGTTGTGGTCTTTAAAGTTTGTCTTCAAATACTCCCACAATTCATCTTCATTGAACTTGGATTCGTTGGCATTGTTGAAGGCGCGCAAAATGTTAGGAAGGATTGGAGTTTCACCAAAGTAGCGTTTTAAACCGCTTGGATGCGTCACTGGAACGGCGTTGTCGCCTTTCTTGGTGAACACCAATACATAGTCAGGCATGGCCGTGAAACACTGCGTAGAGTCTTCGACAATCAATTTATGCATCAGGCTTTTAACCATCGTCCGCATACGCACTTTCAATGGCTCTTTCCAAATTGTGATTCGGTTTCGGTACTGAAAACCATACTTTTCATGCAGTCGAATTATCTCGTGCGGGAAGTCCCAAAGTCGGCAGGAGTTGTCAAAAATATCGGTACAGTGAACTGCCGTAACTCGACCTGGTTTTATTGTCCTAGCCATTTCAGCGATTAGATATTCGTAACTTTGCAAAAATTGCTCTCGCGTTTCGCAGTTCGACATATCCCTCGGGTCGCTGGAATATTGATATAATCCGCAAAAAGGCGGAGAATGGATTGCCAAGTCGATACTATTATCAGGGATACTTGGCATAACCTCCATGTTATCGCTGTTGTAAATACTGTACTCTGGTGTATGAATTTCTTGTTTAACTAACATTTTTTTCCTTGATAAATTTTTTGTTTACGTTGAGTTTGCTATGAACAAATTTATGGCATTCTTTACAAAGCAACACTAGGTTTTCTAAATTTGTCTGAAGCTCTTTTACTTGAAATGAAACTATGTGGTGAATATGAAAGTTACCTCTATTTCCTTCGTCTCTATGGTCTTTTCCACAGCATTGACAAATTGCATCATCTCTTGCCCATACACTTTTTACAGAATCGACCCATTCTCTAGATGAATAAACGGCTTGTCTTTCTGGAGTTAGTCCACCTTTAAATGATGGATGATCTTTTCCAGTTACACCGCGCCAATACGGTTCGTTTCCTTTACCCCATGGAACTCGTCCGTCAGCAAGTGCAATTCTGCTTAATTTGTCTTTTGTTTCTTGAGAGTGTTTTTTACCTTTGAATAGATTTTCTTGTCCTTTTTGAAAAGAATGAGGCATTGTCAAACCTCCTCTTGGCCTTGTTTCTATTCCGTATCCAATCATCCAATTCCAAACGCTGTGACCGTCTCTTCCTATCTCTTTGCCAATTTTATTGGCGTCTTTTCCTTGCGTTATATATTGGTCAATTAGCCAATCTTTTGTAAATCCTAGCAACTCTCTTTGCCTTATTTGCCATTGACCTTTGCAGGTCGTATCGCAAAAAAAGTTTTTAATTGGCTGCTTTGTATTTGGATTTATAAGCCATCTTTTTAATGGCTTTTCACATTGAGAGCATTTGCATGATTGTTTTGGCATATATACCTACTTTTGTAAGTCTATATTATACGCTTCCATTCTGCAAAAAACTAGGCAACTTACCAACATTGGCGAATTCTCTTTTTGAGTGCGTGAAATCACGGTTTGCAGCTTGAACCAGGTTTCCGTAAAGCTCAATTGCCTTTTGCGTCTTTTGCTCTAGGGCCTCTAAAACGCGCTCTTGTCCTTCGCTGATAACCATGTCGCACACGACTTCTGACTTTTGACCAAAGCGCCAAAACCGTCGAATGGCTTGGTAATATTGCTCATAGCTCCACGTTGGGAAAAATACAGTATGGTTGCAGTGCTGCCAATTTAAGCCCATGCTTGTCATTCGTGCTTTGGTAATAAGTCGCTTGATGTCGCCATTTGCGAATGACTGCAAGATGTCTTCTTTCTTGTCGATTGACATACCGCCAATGATCTCTATGGCGTCGGCGTCAAGCTCTGAAAGCAATGCGCTTTCGTCGTTCAGGTTGCACCAATAAACCGATGTTTTACCGTGAGCCAGTTGTACGGCCCTTTCGCATCGTTCTGTGACTGTTAATTTTTGCTCTTGTCTCACTTCCGTCATTGTTTTTGCTGGCATTGAAAACAATGATGCCTGATCTTCGATGCACCACGTTTTATCGTTATGAACCATGTGCTTATTAAGGTTAAGTGCTGGCAAGTGATAACGGTCGTCATTGAATCCAAGGTCAGACGGTTTTTTAACCATGATAGACCACTGGTTTACCCATGCAAAAAAGTCACGTTCAGCGTGAGGCTTTAGGTAGAACTTCTCGCCAATGTTGCGATTATTGCTATCTGCCGTGTTCTGGTTGGACTTAAAGAACTTTGTCAGCATGTCCATATAACCCATGTATCCAAGGGCTTCAGAGCTATTGCCAAGCTCAATGAAATCATTCGGGCTTGGTGTGGCAGTACTTAGAAAACGATACGGCACGCGCTTGATAAATGCCACGATAGCGTCACGTGTTTTACCTGCAAAGTTTTTCAGGATGCTAGATTCGTCCAACATCACGCATTCAAAATCATCAGGGTTTAGCAGGTGCAGACGCTCATAATTGCATACGATAATTTTCTTTGTAAACGTGCCGTCTTTGCTATGTTCAATGTCATAAACGCCAATACGGTTTGCCTCATTGATAAACTGGAAAGCAACGGCCAAAGGAGTGAGAATTAAAACGCGCTTATTAGTCTTCCTAATAATGTTTTCAGCGATTGAAACTTGAATCAATGTCTTGCCAAGCCCTGTATCTGCAAAGACTCCAATACGGCCTTTACGTAGCGCCTTGGTAATGATGTGCTCCTGAAAATCAAACGCTCCTTCAGGTATCCAAACAGGTTCGAATCCGTAGCTGTTTGTGCTGTGCGTCTTTGACCTTATGAATTCGTCATAATTCATTTTCATCCTTTTGTTGTTGAAAAAACCCCGAGTTACCGGGGTTTAATTGTAGCTCAAATATTATCGTTTTGCCCACGGTGGTGCAGCTTTAGCGGTGGCAGCGGCTGGCGCTGGTTTGGCTTGTGATGGTGCGCGTGGTACTGGTGCTGGTGTGTCTCCTTCGGCTTTGTAGGACTTGATTTCGTTTCCTTCTTTGTATTGGCCTGACGCTGGCTTGACAACAACTTTCACGGTCAATGGGCCGCCGATAAGTTGGTCGGTATCCTCCAACGATTCGATTTGCAAAGCGCGCAGGATTGAACCAAGCTGGCCACGGCCAATTTGCTCGGCTTGTGAGCTATCGTTTTTGATGTTCAAGACACCAAACAGCAAGCGACCGTTATGCGTTGGGCCATCAACATGCAATTTCAGGTTGATGTATTGGCCAGTTCCTGATTTCGTTTGCTTGATTTCAGCGTCCTGAATTGTGACGTTGTAATCACCGGCTGGCAGTGGTGTGAAGTCACCGCCGCCTGTATCTTCTGGGAGGTCGTTTGTGTTAAATGTTTCGTCAAGGCGTGCCATGTTTAGTCCTTAGTTTTCAATGAGATAGAGAATGATGGCCGTGAAGCCGTTGTGGTAATTGCTTTGATAAGTTGGCTCTTAGTTTCTTCGCTTGCTGATTTCCATGCGGTCAGGTTAAGGTCTGGCTTCCAACGAAACACGATACCTAATTGATCTTGCAGCCCGTATTCTGCTGCAATTTCCTGCGCCATGTCAGCATCGATCTTGCGGCTTAGACGGGTAGTGACTTTACATTCAAACTCGCCGATGGCTTCCGTTTTCGTTCCATCTTTTGCAACGTCGATTTTTAGCAGTTCGGCTAGTTGATCTTCGATGGCTCGGCGTGTTTCTTGAGCGCGTTGCTCATCGTTTTTAGCGTTAATCCAAGCTCCGAATAGGTTTTGTTTTGTTGTCATTTCAAATTCTTCCTGTTAAAACTCGGTCATATAAAACAACTGACCTAGTTTTTGCATGAACATTTCCAATCCTAGCCCAACGAAGATACCATCCTTCGCTAAGATATAGAGCCATAAATAAAACAGTTAAATGATTCAACTTGTAACCGCCTTAGCCATAGCATCGCTAAATGACTGCCATTCAAGCTTGCAGCTATCTGGCAAGCTGTAACGATTTTTAGCCAGGTAAGCGGGTTTCTCTTGAGTGAAAATAAGACGCTCACCGTTACTAATAGCCCGACCACGTTCTTTGTTAAAGCCTAAGTCTTCTTTTTTAACCACGGTTTTATAGTTGGCAAACAGCACGCAGTCTGCCCATTCTTGCACCAATGCGCTAGACCGTGTTGATAGCTTAGGCTGATAGCGGTCGTAGCTGTCTACCTCTGGGCTATCAAACCGCTTGATTTCAGAGTGACCAATCAAAATCACAGTCATGTTTTTGTCATTGCGTAGGGCATTGAATCCTTCCAGAATGTCACGCCATTTGTCAGCCAAAAACATAGAGCTACGGCCATATGCTAGTTCTTTAGCGTCGTGTTCTGATTCGATCTCTTTAATCAGTACGTTTTCAAGCCAGTCGGCGGTATCCAAAACAACGGTTTCATATTCGTGATCGTCAACGTAAAGCGTTTGAAGCATTTCCATAACGTCGACGCTTGACGTTGCGATAGGAAAATGCGCTACGTCCAATGCGTCTAGACCGTCTTCAGCACAGATAAAAATCGGATTAGGGGCTTGGCTTGCAAATGTACTTTTACCAATGCCATGCGTGCTGTAAAGAAAAATACGAGGCGGGCGAAGGTTTTTGCCCTTCTTAACTGAGCCAAGATTAAAAGCCATGATGCTAGTCCTTTTTGTTGATTAACCGATTTCGGACAATTCCGGCTTCGGTGTGTTGATAGTGTAGCGCAAAAATTAGGTGGTTTTTATTTATTTTGGTACATTTTTATAGGTTCCTTGCCGTTTAGATGCTCGTGCGATTGTCTGAAATTCACAATTGAAAATCTCAGCTATGGCTTTTAGTGTATGGCCTTCTTTGCGTAGCTTGTCAATCGTAGGTACGACTTCTAAAGGCACTTTTCGCCTGGTTCCGTAGGTGCCACCTGGTAGGCGCTCGCCGTCATGATCTATCGGCACATTAGCATAGCTTGCTTGCCTATTATGAGCCCGATAGACAACCCATCTATCTAATCCAGTTGCTCGCATGGCGTCGGCGTATTTACCGCCATTGGCCATAATCTTGTCTATTAGTACGATATGATTTAGTGTAGCCGGGTTTCGTTCTTTCATTACTTGGCTTTCTGCGCTGCCAGTACAGCACGAAACGCTTCAATAAACTTACCTTGCGGAACCAGTGGAAGGTAATTAAAACCAATGTCTTCAAGTTCCTGATCCATCAACTCAGCGACTGACTGTTGCTTGGTATAAACAGGATAAGCCTTACAAGTACCACCACATAGTTTAGCTTCTTCTTTGGCGTCAGATTCTGCGTATTCACCGCGTAGCAGGTGGCTTGATCCTTCTATCATCCAGCCGTGAGGTTCATCAGTCTTCACTCGTTGCAAATTGATCTGAGCTTGCAATTCCATCTGGTTTCGCAAGTTCTCTTTCTGATCTTCACGCCAGCCTGCAATCTCTTGCGCATCAGCAGCCAGCATGTCGGCGGCCTCATTTCCAAGAGGCGTCCCACCGTACCTCAACTGTGCGATTACCGCGTTTCGGTCTGGATTTCGCAGATACTGAGCAACATGCTCCACCGTCTTCGCTTCCTCGGCTGCAATGGCCGCGTTAAGCATCGCTACTATTTTCGGCAAGTCTTCATATTCACCGTTTTTTATAAACTGAAGCACTTGATTCATCGCGTCGATTGATGTTTT